CATTTGTTTTCTCCTTTAGCCAAACACGATTGCCATAGCTATGGCTTTACCAGTTGATATACCAGCACTACCAAAACTAATAGTGCCGCTTCCGTTAGTAACTAATGCTTGGCCGCTTGTGCCATCCGATGTCGGCAGTGTAAGCGCAGTTACAAATGCCTGCAAGTTAGCGTCATACGCCAATACATCTGATCCAACTGCCACGCCTAGATTCGTTCGTGATGTTCCTGCATTCGCAACATCCGATAAGTTATTCGCGGCAAGCAATGAACCCGTCGCAGGAATCGTGGCCGTAAGATCAACAACCGCGGCACCTGATCCAGCGCCGTCGCAGTAAATAAACGCCGTGTTGCCATTAGCTACCGTTACGTTAGCCCCGCTCCCCTGTGAAAACACCGCGGACTGCCCTGAGTTGTTCTTTACGACATAAAACTTTTGGCTGTCATTGGGAGCTACCGTAATTGTATTAGTTCCACTTGGACTGCCAGAAAGAACCAAAACACGATACTGACCATCAGACAAAGCCCCATCCGAGGTTGTCAAAGTATGCGTTGTTCCAGACAACGTAATTGTACCAACACCGTTGGTCAGTCGGTCCAAGATGTCGAAGTTGAGGTTAGTGGTATTGCCCCAAGTACCGGACTCATCGCCCGTCGCGATCTTTGTAATACCGCCATTTGTAGTATAGGTAGCCATATTTCCTTACCTTTACGCTGCTATTTCAATCCAAGTTGTGCCAGGATTTGGTCCCTCTTCAGTCCACGTATCTCCTCCAGAAGGAGACACAGGCGTCCAAGACGTTCCTGGGTTTGGAATAATGTTATCATAAACTAACACAGAACCAACCGTTGCGCTAGAACTAAGCCCCGTGACGTTTAAAATCGCGTTTCCTTTAGGCTCAACCGATCCAACTCCAGAGGTCATTATCATGCCAATGTTGTTAACAGGAACTCTTTGGAAAGTGCGTAGTTCAATGGGGTTTACAAGCCCTGATGCAGCAAGTCCCGTCACTTGGACATTTGGAGCATCACCAATTATAGTGGGCGCTGTCACCCCACCAACCGCTTCAACTCCTACAGCATTTACATCTACACCCGTGCCTTCGATGATCGTGACACTGCCAACATTCCCCGAAGCCTCAAGACCTGTTGCCGGAGCATAAGCGTTAATAACAACAGTAACTCCGTTAAGCGCCGTTGTTCCAAGCAACGACGCCGTAAGTGTGACCGTAACTCCCGCGCCTTCCACAACAGTGACAGAACCAACCGCCATTGTTGCTTCAAGACCTGTTGTTGGAATATTCTGCTCAGTACGAAGAGTTACATCACCAACCGTACCCGTGCCGGACACCCCAACGGCACTAACACTGTTGCTGCCTTTAGCAATAACAGAACCCACAGCACTTGTTGCGGACAGACCCGTGACAGAAACTATCGCTCCTGCCGCAACAGTGACAGAACCTACTTGTCCTGTAGAACCAGGTAAAGCGGGACTTTCGCCCCATGAACCGCTGCTCCAAGGGTCAAAACCCCAACCTGTAATGGGAACAACGACAGCCGCCATAACTATTACGCGATACGAATAAGAGCGTTAGTAGCGTCAGCAGTTGGGAATACAATCTGGAAGTCACCCGCTGTAGAAGACTTGTCAGAGCCAAAGTCCAAAACAACAACAGTGTCCGTAGTACCCGACCCTGCGCCAGTGGTTGTATTATAAATCAACGCCCCACGAGCAGTAATCGTTGCAGACGTAAACGTAAGATCCGCAAAATCAGTGAAGGCCGTTGTACCAGAAGTTGTCGGAGTTACGTTCGTCAACGTGCCCCCGCCCGCAGCATACGAACCAGAGTTACCAACTTCGTTTGATGAAGTGTACGCTGTAGTAGACGCATCAAAAGAAGCACTGTTTGTGTACAGAGCCAACTTAAACGTATCGCCCGATGAGTTTGTAAAATTGTGACTACCAGTAAGCAGTTCCTGCTTAAAAGAAGTACACATATAGTTTCCGCTGAAAGCCATGATTATAGTCTCCTTATAAGTTCAGCCAGTTCGGGATTTCCCGCGTCCTTGAGTGCATTATACACAGTTGTGCGGTCACTGCGAATAGCCTGCCGCATATAATATGCAACAAGCGTTTCGACGTGCTTCGAGAAAGCACGAGCTTGGTCCCGTATCCCTGGATGGGCAGTATCGGAAACCGAAATAATCTTCTCAACACACTGCTCCGCTAACTCGTCAGGAGTAAATCCCCGGTTGTCGGTAGTGTTTACCCCGATGACAGGAGCGTCCTTGTTGATATCTACCTTAAACTCAAACATTACGTTTTCTCCCGTAAGACTTTACCTGTACGGTACTCATCCGTAGTTTCTTTCGCCTCACCAAGCTGTTTGATTCCCACCAAGGCTTCTTTAAAACGAGAGTTGTACAACGACATTATGTCCTGCTCGCCCTTCATATAAATGTAAGCCTCGATCAAAGATCCATACAACAGCGCCATTTCAGCATTTATACTGAGCCAAGTCGTTGCGCCATCAGCACCCGCAGTCAGACTAACGGGCCTATAAAAATAGTGAAGTTCCGCAGTGTAGTTCGCACCAACTGCAGGAGCATTTGGCGTTGGAGCCAATAGAAAGTTTTCTACGTCAAATACCCCATAATAACGGGGCGCACCAGTTGTCGTGTCGTCCGGAGTATAGGTCTGCAAAAAGCTAGGATCCTTAAACTCAATAAAAAACCTGTCCGCGTCTGGACCCCGCAAGCTCAAAGAAAAGGGAGCAAGAAAGTCCGAAGGCACCGCTAAATAAGGATTGCCCGCGGTAGTTGAAGCAGTAGAGTTCTTTCTAAACAAACTAAGTTGTACGTTCTTCAAGATCCGCTCTTCCGACTGCCTAATAAACAAAGGAAGGTTTGTGACAAATGATGTCTCATCATTCTCTGTATAATCTTGAATAGCCTGTTTAAGCTGTGCGTATGTAAAACTCATGGCGTGTTAATCTGACCTCCCATACCGCTATGGTATTGGCAATAGTAATACAGTGTTGGAGCACTAGTCGCTACAGTTATTTGCGTTGTGTATGCACTGTCATCTTTTACAACACCTGTTGTATACTCTGAACCGCCACCGTGTGTGCCATCTGAGGTAGTTGAAAACCTTAAAGGATGGCCTGTTGCTGAAGACCAATTAAAAATATAAGTTCTTCCCTCGTTCAAGTTGAGAGTGGCCTGTAAAACAGTGTCAATATAGTACCTATTACCTGAACCTGGGTTAGCTACCGTAACAGCAAAAGTGTCAGAGATCACATTTGTAATTGCACCAACCGTACCTGTACCTGCAACACCAGTCACGCTCACACTTACATTTGCGCTAGTAGTATTGACTGTAACAGAACCGATTGCACTTGTTCCCGCTGAACCTGTTACGTTTACAGCCTCATTACCTGTGTCTGAGAAACTTATAGTTACAGTTCCAACTTCTCCTTGAGCAACTAAGTTGTTTGGTGGTGTTACCCCCGGTATGTCTCTAAAACCAACAGGATTGTATCCGTGTTGGATAGCCCTCTGTTCTGGCAACTCTGTCTCTGGTCTAGGACCGCGTAAAGCTTGTGGGTCTGGAAACGCTCTTGGTGGAAACAACTGTGGATGCTTAGTCTCAAACTCATCAGGACCGACCTTGGCACCCGTCCACTCCACCTTCATTTCACGAAGACGGTAACGGCGACCAGACCGATCAGATATACCCCAAGCATTTTTGCCACTAGCGTATGCCATTACACCCTCAAATAACTCAAACTAGGCTGCAACTTCAAAGGAGTGCGACCTTGGTCCTCGTCCGCTGCACGTTGGAACTCTTCTTCATAAACCGACTTTAACAACTGCACACGTTCCGGCGCACGTTTCATAGCCATATAATAGGCTAATCCCGCCACCATGCAGGGAAAGAACCGGAAGGGCATATCAGTAGTATTAACCAAAGCATCTGCATCCTCAATCCGACGCACATAATAGTAAATCAACTGATCCGTTGAGTTCTCCGGTACAGCCCAAAGATTGATTACAGGATCAATCTGCCTGTTCAACCAATATTGGCTGGTACGGCCTTGAGTCGTTTTGTTCGGAAGAGTTGCATATTCGCCACGGCTAATGCGCTCAACCTCAAAGTCTGTGCCATTTCGACGAACCACCACATCAAGGAGATCAACCACATCATCCGTCAACGTCTCCTGTGCTTGACCTTGGGTAAGAGTGATCGTGCCCTGCTTGACCGTCCACAAGTTCAACCCACGGTTTGCCCAGTCTGCAAACATCAGGTTCAAAGATCTGCGAGCCGTGCGAGCATCGTAGCCCGTGCGGACCTCTAATCCACACCGCTCATACGCTTCTTCAATAACCTCTCCTACATCGAGGTTAAAATCTCTTGAACCTGAAGTTGCCATTAGCTGCTTCCTTTAAACGACCCACCACGGCCAGCCATGACGCAGCCCCCAGCATTGTAACCTTTGACTTTGCCGCCGTACTTGTAACCTTTTTTGATCATGCCGCCGCCCATATAGCCGTTGAGCATCCCGCCATTTTTCTTCTCAATAACACCGCGACCTATCAAGACATCCTTCTTGGTCACTTTGCCGTCTCCACTTAGATCCTTCATAACATACTCCTTTAGGTTCTCAAAACACTCTTACCAAGCCGCCGTTAGCTTTCCAATTAATCCGTTTCGAAGATTTCTTCTTCTTTGCCGCTGACGTACACTGCGCCATAGTAGGGCGACAGGCCGGATAACCCTTACGCTTTTCTCCCTTTT